CATTTCGTAAAGACCAATTTGATAATGGGTCTGAGCCAGGTGAGCAATCACTTGCTGGTTGGTGGCTTCGTTCTCAGTCATCATTTCATGGTGGCACTGGTATTAAGTTCTATGACCCATCTGCTGGAGAAACAGTTAACTTTAGATTTGCTGACAGTAAAGGTGTAGATGTTTGGACTAAAGGACAGGTTACTCTACTTAAAGATACTAGCCAAGCACACGTAACTACGCACCCAGTTGACACAACTAATGGTCGCTCATTGCAGCAACTGCGTTCTATCCAATGGGGTGGGACAAATGGTGTATTACTACACGATGGTTACGATGTAGACAAGATTGATTTGACTGGCACTGAAACACATTTTATTGATTATAATGCTGGAGCAGATGATAAGGTTTACGCTATCTGCGATGATGGCACTAGTGCTTACTGGGTAACTAATGATACTGGACCATCAGGTAAACTAGAAGTAAACACAAAGGCTTTGACTGGTGATGCTAGCACATCTAAGACTACATTGTTTACCGCTGCTGGTATTACAGTAACTAATGCAACTATGGAATACGTTAAAGACCGTATTGTTATGGCTGCTAATAATAAGATATATGAGTTTTCTACATCAGCATCATCATTACCTACTGCTGTGTATACACACTCTGATTCGGATGTCGTCTACACTTCTATTACAGCATCTGGTGCTGCTATTTATGTTGCTGGTTATAATGGGATTCAATCATTTATTTATAAGTTTACTCTTAATACATCAGGTGTTATGCCTACATTAACCACAGCCATTACTGCAGCAGAGATGCCAGTTGGCGAAAAGATACATAAAATTTTTTATTATCTAGGTTATATGATGATAGGGACAAACAAAGGAATCCGTGCAGCAGTTGTCTCAGACCAAGACGGCTCCATCCAATATGGCCCACTAATTGTGGAAACAACACAGCCTTGCTATGACTTTGCTGCACGAGACAAATTCGTATGGTGCGCTACTAGCGTAGGCGGGGAGCCTGGAGTTATCCGTATTGACTTAGGCAACGAGATTGAAACTCTACGGTTTGCTTATGCTAACGATATCTATTACACAGGTGTATCTGGAGTAGAGACTACATCTTGTGCATTCATTGGTGAAACAAATAGGCTAGCGTTCTGCACAGAAGCAGTAAACCAAAAGTCAGTAACTAATAAAGCACGCACTACTACAACAGCAACTATTACATCTGCTGCTCATGGCTTTGTGGCTGGAGACCCTATATATGTTATAGGTGTAGATGCAGCACTGGATGGTAACTGGACTATTACTTCAGTAACTACAGATACAATTACCTTTACAACTACCTCATCTGGAACCATTGCATCTACTGCAGTAACTGGTGGATTTGTTGGCAAGCCAGGATACTCTTATCTTGAGTCTGCTTCCGCACTACGTCAAGATGGATATATTACTACAGGCAATATTAGATACGGAACCTTAGAGCCAAAGAACTTTAAACGTCTACTTGGACGTGGAGATTTTACTTATGGTTCATTAACTCTTGAAACAGTAGACAAAGATGATACTGAATATGACCACATTACATATACATCTACTGTGCCAGCAGTTGAGGTTACTACATCTCAACCTGAGAACGCACAAGAGTATGTAGCATTTAAGTTTATATTTGGAAGAGATGCTACCGACACATCACTAGGTCCTATATTTAAAGGATATCAATCTAAGGCTACTATTGCTACGCCACGCCAACAGGTTATGAGATTCCCAGTATACTGCTTTGATGTTGAGACAGATAAGTACAATGTACAAACTGGATATGAAGGCAGAGCATTTGCTAGAATCCAAGCATTAGAAAATATAGAGGAAGATGGTGACGTAGTCACAATGCAAGACTTCACAACAGGAGAACAACGCCAAGTTGTTATAGAACAATTGGCATTTACACGAGCAACTCCACCAGATAGAGGCTTCTCTGGCTTTGGTGGTATTGTAGAAATCACTATCAGAACGGTATAATACTATGACGCCTAACGACTGGGCTGCACTTGCTGTGGCTGCAACTACTTTAATCGGAGCACTAGCAATGGGTGTAAGACACTTAGTTAAACACTATCTGTCTGAACTTCGCCCCAATTCTGGCTCAAGTTTAAAGGACCAGGTCAATAGGCTAGAACAAAAAGTGGATACCCTTTTCAATATCTTAATACAAAAGTAGAAAGTAATGGGGATGAAGGCAGATAATTTTCCGAGATGGTTCTATGACAACAACACAGTCAGCGATTTTGAAAAAGGGTTAGCAGAGTTTAAGGGTAAAAAGAATCTTAAGTTCCTGCAAATAGGTGTCTTTACTGGCAACGCATCTGCCTGGCTACTAAAGAATATACTTACTGACCCTACATCTATACTTGTAGATATAGACCCTTGGTGTGGCAATCTACCACATGAGTCAGTCTATGACTGGGACGATATCCAAGAGGCTTATCAAGAACAGATAAAGCCATATGGCAAAAAGGTTCAGGCTTATAAAGCATTTAGTGGTGACTGGTTAAAAGAACACCGCGAACTTAAGTATGATTTTATTTACATTGATGGGGACCACCTACCTGAGTCAGTAACATTAGATGCTAATCTATCCTGGGATTTATTAAAGCCTGGTGGTATTATGGCATTTGATGACTATGAGTGGGACCATCCAGATGGAACTGATAAGAATCCTAAGCCAGCAATAGATGCTTGGTTAGGTAAACATAAAGATGAAGTTGAAATACTGCGTAAGGGATGGCAAGTATGGGTAAGGAAGAAGCAACAAGCGGAGACTGTCAAGGATGTGTCTGTGAAAAGCACGACATCTGCTGGCCTAAACAAAACGAATTAAGAGAGAAGTGGCTGCAGGATAATCCTAATGCTGACTTTAACGGGTGGTGGTCGATATGACATTAGTAGTAGATATAGCAAAATCTCAAATGGGATACAAAGAAGGTCCTAACAACAATACAATGTATGGCAAATGGTTTGGTCTTAACAACCAACCTTGGTGTGCAATGTTTGTGTCTTGGTGTTTTGACCAAGCAGGATTAGTATCCAAGGTTGCAGCACAAACCAAAAAAGGATTTGCCTCATGTGATGCAGGTCTCAAATGGTTTACCAAAAAAGGAAAGATAGTTCCTGTTGGTAAGGCTCAACCAGGAGACATAGTTTTCTTTCAGTTCGATACCGATGCACAGGCTGACCATGTTGGTATCTGCGCTGGTAATGATGGAAAGAAATACCTTACAGTCTATGAGGGTAATACCTCTAGTGGCGACAAAGGTAGTCAGTCAAATGGAGATGGAGTCTTCTTAAGGAAGAGACCATACTCCCTAGTAATGGGCGTTGCACGCCCTTAAAGGATGGATATGAAAGACTTAATCGCTAAGTTAAAGGACCCTAAGACAAAGGCTGCCTTTAAATCTTACCTACGTGCAGTATTGGCATCAGCAATTACTATGGGACTAGCCCTTGCTGCTGACTTGGCACCTGAGTATGCAATTCTAATCGGTTCCGTAGCAGCACCAATGGCTAAATGGGCAGATAAGACTGAAAAAGAATACGGTATCGGCTCTAAGTAGATACCCCTAATTGGGCTTTAAACGCCCTTTATAGACAAGAAAACCCCCCGACCTAAGGTTAATACCCTAGGAAGGGGGGTCTTTCGTCGTTTCTGGACAACTTCCCCTATTGCCCAGCAACTCTATTAAGTTGTATTATATATTATATTATACTATAATAGACCCCGAAGGGGGTCTTATATATAATATATTATATTAATATATATTATAGACAAACCTGAATGATAACTTAGGTAGACAATGTTCCTTGACAAGCATTAACCTATGGTGTATAATACTCCTATGATACAAATTCAAGAGTATACATTACCTGAACACGTCAGTTATTCGGCGTTCACAACTTACATCGACTGTGGATATCAGTATTATCTAGGTCGCTTACTCAGCCTACCTGAGGAACCATCTGTGTGGTCCGTTGGTGGCTCTGCATTCCACTCAGCCACAGAGAAATGGGACTTGGAGAACTTATGATTGAGATTATTAATGAGGATGGGTCAACTACTATGACCTTTAAAACTTACGCATCTATTATGCGTGAGCGTTATGATGATGGCAAAAGAGAAACTACTGGTATTGTGTATGGTGCTATCGATACAGTGATAGATAGAACTATGGATGAGAATGAACTAACAGGTTTGCTACACGCTAAAGAAATTATTAAGGAGGCACTACGTGCTCACAGCCCAAAGCCTCTGGACTGATGCGTGGAACAGAGAGGCTGAAGGCAAAGACTTAACCTTTGCTAGAGTTGGTGGTCGCTCTTCTAAAGCATTTCCTAATAGAGAGAATGTAGATTTTTGGCAACAGACTGGACCTGAATGGGTTCAGGGATATATTGATTGGCGTAAGGCTAATCACAACTGGAGAATCTGGCACACACCAGAAGGCGCACCTGCCGTTGAACTGGGTCTGACACCTACCTTTGCCGATATACCAGTTAAAATGGTTATCGACAGAGTCTTTGAAGTTGATGGTGAATTAGTCGTGGTTGACCTCAAGACTTCACAACAGACTCCGTTCAGCACGCTACAACTTGGCTTCTACCGCCTAGGACTTAAACAAGTTCTAGGGGTAGATGTTAAGTATGGTGCTTACTGGATGGCAAGACATAGTGGAACTACCTCACTTATAGATTTAACTGAGTATACTGAAGAGAAATTAGAGTATCTTGTTGGTGGCTTTGACAAAGCACGCAAGGCTGGAATTTTTATACCAAACACAAACAACTGCAATAGATGCGGACTTACAGAATACTGTCAGTTCTCATCTAAGAAATGAGAAAAACAATGGGTAACGAAGACTGGAAACTTCAAGTTTCCTACAAGACACCTTCAGGTGACATGATAAATATCCGTGCTAATACTGCGGATGAATTGTCGGTGCTGCTAGAAGGCATTGGCGATTACTCTACACAGATTTCATCTGTGCAACAGAAAGTCGTAGGTGCTTACACTCTAGCCCCTTTATCGACCACGAGTTCCATTACCGCCACAAAGCCCTTAGTATCCTCGCCTCCAACCCAGGTGTCGCCAGCGTCAGGTACAGCGTCGCCAGTGTGCAAGCACGGAGCCCGTATATGGCGAGAAGGAATCAGTAAGGCAAGCGGTAAACCATATGCATTCTGGGCATGTCCTTCACCACAAGGAACTCCTGACCAATGCAAACCAGTAAACTAAATAATTAAATATGAAGAAGAATCGTAGTCGTAAGATGCCTGTCAAATTATGGCTACGATTTTTCTTTGGTAACAGAAAGGAACCAGGATGCGTACACTTGTCCGCAGCGTTGGGCGTGCCAGTATTGGCGGAGAGCCTTTACCTGCCTGCTTCAAAGCATTCGAATCAAATAAGATTATCATCCGTCGTTCCGAAGTTTCGATGTTCGCAGCAGCACCAGGAGTGGGAAAGTCCACACTAGCATTAGCATTGGCACTCAAGATGAAGGTGCCTACGCTGTACATATCAGCAGATACTAATGCTCATACTATGGCTATGCGTTTAGCATCTATGATTTCGGGAAAGAATCAGAGTGATGTTGAAGGTATGTTATCATCTGATTTAGGATGGACTAAGGCTACGCTATCTAAGAGTAGTCATATAGTTTGGTCATTTGAATCAGCACCTACACTTCAGGATATAGATGAAGAAGTTCAAGCATTTGAAGAACTATGGGGCTGTTCACCTACACTTATAATTGTAGATAACTTAATGGATGTAGCCACCGATGGTGGT